ATCGTCTTGTATATCAGGGTTATATTTTTTGATTTGCTTGGTACGGGCATTGTTAAACATATTATATTTATCTAAAATGCCCTGGTTTTTAATCTCCAGTTGTTTATGTTGATTCTTAAGGTTTTTGATATATCGGTCAGCTTTTTGATTAATCTTTTGTATGTTAAGAGACCATTTCTTTTTCTCCATTCCATAGGGTTTCTTCTCTTCCTCCTGATTCTTTTTATCTACTTCAGCCTGTTCCTTTTCTTTTAACTCCTGAATTTTCTTGTTTTTTATCTCCATATCATTTTTATTATCAATAACTTTTAGGCAATTAAAAGGTTTAAAGTATTGACAACCCATTATATAATTAACCAGAAGTTTTTCCGGGAAATTGTGAATCAAACAAAAATCTGTTTTGTTCTTAACATAATTATCCCTTATTTCAGATTGTTTCTCATTCTGTAAGAATGTATTAACATCACCCATGTTTTTTATTTCCTTGGTAGTTTTGAAAAATTCATACCATGGTTTCTTGTCATCAATTTTATAAGTACCATTTTGAAACATTTTAATTTTTTTATAATTTTCAGTGGTTTGTAGAGTGGCGAATGCATGTTCCATGACAACCACTTCTTCCATGACTGCTTCAAGTAAAGCCATATATGACAAGGGGTTATTCTGCTTACCCGTGGTCCTTAAAAAGGAAGCAAAAGAACTTCGTAATTTACGTGGATCAAGCCCAATTAAAACATCTGAACATAAGATATTAAAGGTTTCTTGGGTAACACAGAAATCGCATTCTTCCTCCATATGGCTGTAAACTGAAAAGAGCTGAGCCCATCTTTCCTTATTGATGAATTCAAAACCTCTCTCAGCTGAATTATTCAAAAATAACCTACCATAATCGCTTTTATCCCATATTAATTTAAAATGCAATTTTCGATTTATGGCGACAACTGCGAAATAACCTTCCTCTGGTTTTTTATCATTAACAGGAAAAACCAACTTATCACCATCTTGAATATTCATCATGGGAGCTAATTTATTTCCTGTTTTTGCTATTATAATTTTTTGATTGATATTGGTTTCAGTATTACACTCAACATCAACAACTGATGGAAATAATTTTGGCACAGATAAATCAGTTGCTGATGGGAATATAACACCTACCACATGGTCAACAGTATCATGACGGATTCGATGAATAATTCTGGAAAAAGCGATACCATCATGATAACAGGAATTGTTGTAGAGATAGCTCATAGTATCAGGATGTTGATATTTTTTATCACTCAAAAGACTCATAACTATCTCATTATTTAGGGTTCTCCTCCATCTATATTCAACTGTTTTACCATTATGAAAA